TCAATTCCTTGCTCATCATATACATTGCCAATATGCTCCAATACATCTTTAGGCGGCAAGTCCTCCCCCTGGAACACAAATAAACCGATACCATATAAAGCAATTGCTTTTGCTAAACATCTTTGCATGGCAGTATTCAACTGCATAGTATTGGGATTTTTAATAGCTTGATTTTTAAAATCTATTACAGGTAATTGTGCAGTCATTTCTTTTCCAAATGCTTTTACTGTACAGAAAACCATCATACTGCCATCAGGCAAAGTAAGTGGTTCTTTATATTCCCAAGTAGCTAATTGATCTAACTTTAATAACTCCTCACAACAATGCGACCAACTTAAATAGTTAAATTTACCCTTTTTTTCTATAAGATTACTAACATCTGTTTTAGCTATTTCTTTAAAATTATATTTACTCATAATGATTCCTTATATGCTTTATTAAACTTCTTAATTTCTGCAAAAATGTCAAACTCACCCCTTGCAGCTTGTTGTAAGTCTTGAATACGCTTACGCTCTTCTGCTTGTTCTATCTCGGAATATAGTTCGTGGAGTTGTTCTTGTTGATCGAAGTCTTGTTCTTGCGACTTTAGTATGTAATCTTTGGTTTTACTCATGTGTTTCTCCTTCTTCTTAAAGGTTAATTAATTTTACTACTATATGTTAAACTTATTTACCAAATATTGCAATTATTTTTTTATATATTTCCATAGTAATTCAACCCAATGCAAAAATAACCCAAAAATAATCATTAAGATTATTATAATAATTAAATAAATCATTAGAAAAATGCCTTTTTGTTAAAATTTTGTGTACTAAATCTGAATGTTTCTTTATCAAAATACAATCCAAATTTGCCCTCATATCCATTGCCATGTCTTTGTTTGTTTATAAACACTTGTGCATCATACCAATTTGCAGCATCTTCTTTTTTATCATGATTATCGCTATTTAATATTTCTTCTTTAGCTTTATTTCTAAATATAGTTATACAATTATCTGCCAAATTTGTTATATTACTAGAGCTTAACACATCAAATTTACTAGGTTCACCATGCTCATTAAATGTTTTTCTACTATGGCATACTAAAAATATTTTAATGTTTAAATCTCTACTTGCTACACATAATTGGTTAATAAATTTCTTTTGTTTATTATAATCATCTTCATTGATCCCACATTTCATTAATGAATCTATTACAAATATTTTTACGCCAAGTTTTTCAGCACTATAAAAAATCACAGAAATTATTTTTTCAACTGAAGTTTCACCTTCTGCATCATATAAATATAATTTCTCATCTAGGCCTTGCACAAAGTTAGTAATGGCTTGTTCAGTTGGATCTTTTAAATTATTTTGCAGCAACATTCTACCTAAACTTGCTTTTGGCAACATCTCAAATGAAGCAATGAGTGTTTTATTTTCATTTAGTATCTTTAAAATAACATAAGATAGCCATGCTGTTTTTCCATGCCCGGAATAGCCTGTAATGATTGAGGTTTCACCAAATCTAATTTTAAATTTATCATCTGTAAAATCAAAAGGTAATGGTATACCCCCATAAATGTCATTTTTAAAATAATCTTGCACTTCCTGGACATAGTTACTAGGTTTTTTTACCTTAAAATGCTCATCATTATCACGACTAGCAAAATAATTATCTATATCCTTATCGCCAATAATTAATTTATTGACATCTTCATCTAATGTTGTCATAAAGTCCTCTTAATCTTCCTGTCAGTTTTAACAATTTTTGTTGATCTGATTCTTTTAATGGCTCATTTTTTTTTATTTCATTAGCACAAAGATATAAAAACAAAACATCATTTCTTATGGCCTTTAATACTGCAAAAGGATTAAAAGTTTTGTTTGGCTTGTAATTATTATCAACAGAATTTGGCATAATATCATTCCAACTCAATCCTGCTGCATTAATCACATCTCCTGTTTCACACCCTGCAAAACAATTAAAAATCACCTTATCATCAACAAACTTTATGCCTAAACTTGCAGTTTTATCATTATGTGAAGGACATAAGCATTGATATTGTGTTTTATCACTTGTAGTTGCGTAAACTTTTTCAAACTTCGCTAGTATTTGCTCTTTCGGTATCATCTAGCATCTCCTTTATCTCATATTGTCTTAATTTTGGAATACCTTTTGTTTTCCAATAAAAAACTGCTTGTCTAGACAATGGTGGATCAAATTTTTCTGCTAATTGATTCGGTGTTAGTTCTAATTTTTCACATACTTCTGTTAATGTCATAATATTTCCTTAATTATTAATGTAAAGCGAATTTACCACAATTTTAATTATTATGTCAAATATTGGCTTTATATAAGAGCCATAGAGCAATTTAAATAAGGCAGCCGATACCCTAGCTACCCTGTTTTTATTACTCCATATAATAATCAGGTTCATTTCTTGGATCATCTTGCATGGCTTCTAATATATGTTCGTATGCTCTATCAACCTCATAATCTGATAACAGATAGTCTTGTTGATATCCATCATCATCAATGTAATAACCTGTTGCATCTATAATAGGATATGAAATATCATCATGTTCAATATAATAATAAATTGTTATAGGTACTTCCACTTCATCTAATGCTTTATTAAATACCCAACCTGTTGTTTCCCAATCGTTTGTGTACAATGATTTACTCATCTTCACTCTCCCTTTACTTCTTCAAGTTCAAATTCGTGAGGTAATTCTTCTGCCTTACTCTCTCTATCTTTATTATGTTGCTCAAGCCACTTCTCAAAGTTATTAGTAGTCCCCTCGTAAGTTCTAGGGTTTCCACAAACATCTCCTTTGTAATAAATGTTATACATCTTCATCTTCATTCTCCTTTAATTCGTCTTGTAATCGTTCACAAAATTCTTCCTCAGATTCCATTTCTTCTTGAATCATCTTGTCTATTTTTTCCCAAGGATTCCATTCTTTATTTTTATTACTCATGATGTTACCTCCTGTTGTATTAAAATATCTATGATATCCCACCCTGTTTCTATCATTCTGTCCCTCATGTGCTTCTCATTTAGTTGCAGAAAATCATGACATTCCTGATTAGTCCATTTAGGTTTAACTTTTTTTATATCATCAATGCTCCACCTTACTTCTGCCCACCATTCTGTCTTTTCTTCACTCATGTTATTCCTTATCTTGTTAATAAAAAATGATTGAAATATCAATCCCATAACACCCCTAAAGATGTTATGAGTTAATACTTTATAATTGATTATCTAATATTTTCATATATTCAATTCTGTCATCAACAACATTTGGTGGTATTTTGCATGTCAAAAATGCTATTTCTTTTACCCTTTTTAATGTTATTCTTTTCTCTTTAATGAGTTTTAATGCAGACGGATAAACTTCAAATTTATTTATATATCCTAGTCTGAAATCATCAAACATCTTTATAAGATAACCTTCATCTCTTACTTTTTGCATTGTGTTTTCTTTACTCATTACTTTTGAAAAAGCATTTTTAACATCTTTTTCACTCTTGATGTCATTCATATCTTTTTCTATAGTTTTATTGCCAAAATTAAAAATAATTTTACTCATTATTCAATCTCCTTTCCATTTTTATCTACTTTGATATGTCCTAATGTATTAAACATATTTTCTGCATATATCCATGCATCTGTTTTGCTAGAACCTGTATCCTTTTCATGTTTAAAATAAATATCCTTACTTTCTTCTTCACTTAAAATTATATAATCAATCATTATTTAGTATCTCCTATAAATAAAAATCCTCCTCCATTACCTTCAGGATCTCTACTAACTTCAATCATTACATCGTTAAAACCTTTTTTAGTAAGTACAAATTGAGGGAATCCATCAATATCATCTTCAGTTGTTACGCCTAAAAATTTAGTGATCTTAAATCCTTCTAGTTGTTTATAATAGTTATCTTCATTCATAATAATTCCTTATAATTGTTAAAGTGTTTTTACATATATAAGTATATACCTTTTATTAATAATGTAAACTAGCTTAACTTATCTATATTATCAATAAGTAATTTATAAAATATAGTAGACAAGATGGGATTCAGGATATAAAATCTAAACTTCTTAAAAGTGTTATTCAATAAAAGTTATTCCAGGCAGTCTGATCTTAATATTTTTATAACACTTATCTAAAATTAATTCATAGGTTAGTAAGATTTTATTTTACCAAAAGCTAATAACTGTATTTTTTTTTAATAAATAAAAATAAAATTCGGCTGCAATGGCTATATAAGCTATTTAAATAAGTTTTTAATACCTTAGTATCAGTAAAATAAACTTAACAATATGAGCCTTAAAAGGCCTTTTATAGCTATTTTTTATATTTTATTGGTTATATTTATGGTTTTTTTATGTTTTATGCTAGATATTTGAATGAATAAAAGTTATAATTCGCTTGATAAGGATAATAACGCCCAAAAAAAACCCCTAATTAAAGGGGTTTATCGTATTTACTTAATATTTTTAAAGGGTCATATTTTAATATAACTTGTATTTCTTTTTTAGTATTGCCTTTATAAACATATAATAATATTTTCCTCATTATTTTTCTATATAATAGATTAAACATATTAAACCCCTTATTTATCATATTTAAAAATGGTTTCAGTCATAGGTGTATTTATTAATAAATTATAATTTTCATAAACTTTTTTTACATCTTGCATTGGCAAATCTAAAAAATAAGAAACTGCATTATATTCTTTATTTAATAGATCAAACTCAATGTTGCGTTTACCTATATAATTTAAAATTAAATTCATTTTTTTATAAGTGTTTTTACTTTTAAATTTTAGTTTCATTTTATACCCCTTTTAAAGTTTTAATTTTTAATTCATATTTTTTTATCAATTTATTAGCATTTATAACATTAGCTTTTTGAGTTAATATTTTAGAGTTTAGTTCTCTAATTTCTGCTAAATATTGATACGATTTTATTTTAATATCCATTATGCAACCTTTTTTAAATCGTTTAAATGTGCAATAAAATCCT